CGGGCCTCTTGAGTTGTCAGCAATGACACTCTTCAAAACGTAAGAAAGGATGTAAGTCTATGCCTATTGCACGTCGTTTTCGCGAACGTTCATTCTCTCCGGTTTATAAACCGTCGGGAATTCCCATTCTTGGTAAATTAAAACAGTACCAAAATGGGTCTCTGGCTTGGGAACAATATGTTTCCATGACAGGAACGCCTAAGGCTTCCCTTGAATATGAGAGAACTTGGGATCAAAAGAACCCAGGTCCTCCATATATCAGTGGTGGCCCATTTGCGAAAGTTTATGTACGACTTGACAATGGGGAAAAGTATCATGGTATATACTCAAACTTTGGTAAACCAGGTATTACCTGGGATAACAGATTAGAGTATGTTGGTGGTTTTGGAAACCCCAACATTGAGAACGATGGTATCACGTATCAGCAATTAGCTGAGGCGGGTTACTACGCTCCCTTCAATACCACGGTCATTCCCTCTCTGGCAGGACTTGGCTCGGCGGCCTACATGAAAATGAGGCCGAAACTTGAGAATATGTCCCTGGCTGTTAGCTTAGCTGAGCTAAGAGAACTACCAAGGATGCTTAAAACCACTGCTAAAGGCTTTATGGATTTATACCATATAGCCGGTGGCCGTGATGGTAAGCGATCTATGTACCCTAAAAAGGTAGCAGATCAGTTTCTCAACCAGCAGTTTGGCTGGGCTCCTTTTATCTCCGATATTATGAGATTTTATCATATATATCGGAATCAGCTTTCCCTTATGAACCAAAAGGTTGATAAGAATGGAAAGTGGTATCAGAAGCACCGAGTCCTTGAAGCATCCGGCTCGACACAACTTCTCTTCAGGGGTTATTCCCCTGGCCTTGAGCCTACGCTCTTGGACTTATGTAGAGTCGTTGATCTTGACGGGAACTTTGTAAGAGGAAGCCATGATATCCATGCCCATCTCGATAAAAAGATTTGGGCCACTGGATGGTTTACCTATTACAGGCCTGAGTTTGATAAAAATCTAGTTGGATTTGATTCCAACTGGAACCACGTTAACCGTTTATTAACTATATACGGTGCGCGTGTATCACCCTCAATGCTTTATGCCATCACTCCTTGGTCATGGTTAGTCGACTGGTTTACCAATCTTGGCGACGTTATACAACGTGCTTCCGATTGGGCCCTTGACGCTATTGTGACCAAAGACTTCTACCTGATGCATCGTCAGATTAAGCGTATTAGGGGTAGTCATACCCTTTATATGCATTCTGGCGACCGTACCTTTTATTGGGATCGTGTAATCGAAACCAAACAAAGACAGGTAGCAGATCCTTACGGTTTTGAACTGTCGTGGGATAGTTTGTCCGCACGACAATTAGCTATACTGGCTGCGTTAGGGATATCCCGCACATAGCCAGTTTGCTCAACTTCACTTTGTCTAAGACAACTGTTTAGACTGAGAATCTTTGCAGCTACAAAGTGATATAACCTCATTACTTTCGGAGGTCAACCACTATGTTTGCCGATCCACAATCTGTCACAGTTAATGCTGTTCCACAATCGATGCCACGGATTTCTTCAAATGGAAAAATTTCCATTTATCAGAAAGCTGATGGTACGTTTACTTTAACGCTCTCGCACTTACTCGCAAAAAATCGAGTAAGATCTATGGCGAGAATCGATCAGAAAGCAATTGTCGCGGACCCGCTCACAAGTGTGAACGATTACGAGACTCTTTCTTTCTATGTTGTAGTTGATAGGCCCAATTATGGGTTTACTTCTACGCAGGTGGATCAGCTCATAACCGGGTTTAAAACCTGGTTAGACTCCACTGCCATCGGCAAGTTATTCGGACAAGAATCATAAGGTTCTTGATTCAAGAGTTTTATTTAATAAAACTCAAGAAAGGAAATACTTGCATGAAATTGAACTTCAAAAAGAAGTCTTTCTTTACGGCAATCATTAATTTGATTGCTGAATTCCTTGAAATGGTTGTTGAATCTATTGATTCTACAAACACCGAGGATCCGAAAGCTCCTGATTCCTCTTCACAGGCTTTGCCCATTTCTGGGTCTAGTCTTAAAGAAAAGGCGACCGCAATTAAGCGATCGAACATCAAGAGTCAACCATGATAATGGTCGAAAGACCATTTCCGTAGGTCAGTGATAAGTGACAATTGTCGGATGACTTTCGTCATCCGCAGGCAGACAGCGTGGCTTGAAGCCGTCCCTTTAAGGAGGGTAGCTTGAAAAGCAACGTAAGTGACTACCTGGAAGTAGCTCTTTGTGTCTATATAGACGCAACGAGCAAGTGTGTTGCTGACGTCTCTGATTTACGTGACTTATTAACTATTAAGTCACGGGTCAAAGAAGAAGGGGTTTCGTTTTTGACGATTACCCTCCCAGAGTTTGGCAAGAGTTTCGAAAGATCTCTTGCTTCTGGGTATGTGTCCGCATTTGATTTTCGAAATTTTCGTAAATCAAAAGCAATCCCTGCATTTTTGCAAGGTATGCTTGGACGCATCTTTGACCGTGAGACAGGGAGGATTTATGATGAAAGTTCTACTTTTTTCAACGATATACCCCTTCTTGTTGATTGTGTACGACAAATTTGTCACACTTTCAAAAAGTTGGAGTTGGAGTGTACGCCGAAACGTGTACACTCCGCGTTGGAGAAATTCATCACAATTGAGCAGTCCTTTGAGATGTTCTCGCTGCCGAGAGAGGAGCTCAGCTTTTTTAAGCTGGTATCCTCTGTGCTTTGGGATAACATGCTATGGCATTTACGCCCTAGTATGTTTGTTCCTAGGCACGGTCCCGGAGCTACCGCCGAACGTATTTCTGGAAATCAGAAATATGTTTGGAAGTATTGGTATGATAGATTGGAACCTTACTTCCCTCTTTTCGAGAACGCTTATTTTATAAGTGCTTTCGAGTCAGAGGAGTTCCATAAGTTATCTATCATTTCCAAGAACGATGAATTGCCTGTTAGGGTAATCACCGTACCAAAAACACTCAAAAGTCCCCGGATTATCGCGATAGAACCTTGCTGTATGCAATATGCACAGCAAGGTATTAGAGATGCTCTTTATAAGAGTATCTCTTCTTATTGGCTTACGGCTGGTCATGTTAATTTCAATGACCAAACTGTGAACCAACGTCTAGCGCTTCAATCCTCGATCGACGGTCAATTAGCAACGATTGATCTTTCCGATGCCAGTGATCGAGTTCCTCTTTCACTGGTACGGGAGATGTTTCGATGCAACCCAGATTTATGGGATAGCATTGATTCATGTCGATCGACAAAAGCCGAACTTATGGATGGTCGGATTATTCCTTCTCTCCAAAAGTTCGCTTCCATGGGCAGTGCTCTGTGTTTTCCTATTGAAGCCATGTATTTCTACACTATATGTGTAGTGGCCTCTCTAAGGTTCCACAACCTCCCTGTATCCGCGAGTAATATTTTTACTGTTACTCGACGGATTTACGTCTATGGAGACGATATAATCGTTCCCACAGACCAGGCAACTGCTGTTCTTGATTACTTACAAAATTACAATTGTAAAGTAAATACGAACAAGACTTTTTTAACCGGAAGGTTTCGAGAGTCTTGTGGCGTGGACGCTTACAGAGGTGAGTTAGTAACACCAACTTACCTCAATAAAGTCGTCCCTAAGAACAGGCAGCAAGCGTCATCACTCATCTCTTGGGTTTCTACAGCTAATCTTTTTTACAAAAAGGGTTACTGGAGAACTGCTTCATACCTCTTTAAGAAGTGTGAAGCGATACTTGGGGCTTTGCCCTTCGTATCTGAGACGAGTGAGGCACTTGGAAGAGTTACCTTTCATGGCTATAGATCCATCAAAAGATGGAATCCTAATCTCCATCGCTTTGAAGTAAAAGCGTGGACTGCCAGTCCAATATATCGTACTGATATTATTGGTGGTAACTCCGCTCTATTTAAATCTCTCTCTAAACTCGAGGGCTTGGAAACCCTTGAGGATTCTAGAGATTCGAAACATCTAGAGCGATCTGCACTGCACGGCGCAGTTACACTTAAACGCCGATGGGTCCCTGCATATTAATGCAGGGCTTTCGAGATTATAATAATCTCTAGTGGGGGTATCAGCTTAAAAGCATACCTATATACGTGTGCTCAGGGTTAAGCGAAAGAGGTTTAATACCTCAAGCTACGTC